CGAGCCTCGATTGTCAGGGGGTCTTTAACAGTAATTTGTCTTTGGTTGACCTTGTTCTCTATTTATAGAGTTTTTCAAACAGGGTTCAATCCGAAGATTAATACTATTACGGACCCTTTTACGGGTGATAGAGCTTTCTTGGACGATTTCTGTGGATTTATAGAAGGTTATTCTAAAAAATCCTTAGCAAATTTTCCAATTAAGTTCGATCTTAAAGAGCTGGCTGTTAATAGGTTGTTACCTATTAAAAAGTCGGCTCCTAATAGTAAGGTTAGTTGAAAGGGATTGATATCCTCTTATGTTTCTATTAGGAATACTCCAATGATGAAACATTTAGAAGATTATATCTCTCTCACTAATTCTGAATTTCTTAGAACTGTGTTCTCCAACTTAGAATGATCTTTATCAAATCTTCCTACGTTAAAGACCATGATCGCAAATAATACCGGTTTTTCCGACTCAGTGCTTAATGACCCAATTGGGAGATTAGCATTTAAGGAGGAAGCTGCCGGGAAGCTGCGAGTTTTCGCAATGGTTGATGTAATAACTCAATCCTTGTTTAAACCGCTTCATGAGAAATTGTTTGATTTATTCAGACAACTTCCTAATGATGGTACTCATAACCAGGAGAGAGCATTTGAATATGCTCAAACTCTGGCTAATAAATATCAAGCTTCTTTTGGTTTTGACCTTTCTGCTGCAACCGATAGGTTACCAGCAGTATGTCAAGCCAAATTGTTAAACGGGATTTTTGGAAGTAACTTTGGAGATCTTTGATTAAAGATTCTAATTGAAAGACCTTATAAGGTAAACAAAAATAAGTATGATATACCTATTGGAGATTACTATTATGAGGTTGGACAACCTATGGGAGCTCTGTCATCTTGAGCAATGTTGAACTTATTACATCATATGATGGTTCAATATTGTTATAAGAAGGAGTATCCCACATTCCAAGGTTGGTACGACCAGTATATCGTTCTGGGTGATGATATAGTACTTTTTGAGGCAAAGATAGCTTCCCGATATTTAGACTTATGTCAAAAATTGGGAGTAACTATCAATGAATCAAAGAGTATTGTATCCCCAAGACCGGTTGTAGAGTTCGCTAAGCGGACTTCTTATTATGGATTTGATGTCTCTGCTTTTTCATTTAAAGAATTTATTAGTAATAATAACTTCTTCGGACGTTTAAGCATTGCCACCAAACTAGTGAATAGACGAATTGGGAAAAACTTGAAAAAGTCTTTCCTACTCGTTCAATCACTTCGCCATAGTAAAAAGAATGCTTATCTACATTCTATGATCGCGTTCCTAACGGCAAAAGTATTGCAAAA